GTGCCGCCCCCTTCCCAATGCTCCCCCCCCCTACAGCGCGGCGTCATCGTGCGCGCCCACCTTTGCCGATCATGCGCGGCGGTTGTCCCGCGATGCGACTGCGGCCATAGCGTGCGCGTGCTGACTTGCCGCCGTCCACCCGACCATGACACACGCGGCACAGGGTCACCAAGTTGTCCATGTCCAGCGCCGCCGCCATGTCATCAGCGGCCGGGGTCAGGTGATGGACTGACAGGCGTTCGGTGCTACCGCACATGCGGCAGGCACCGTCGCGCTGCACGACACGGGCACGCACGGCCCGCCATTCCGGCGTGTCATACAGGGCGCGGCGTGCCTTACCCCGCTGCGTTGGCCCGGCCTTGCGCCCACGGTACGCGCGCCTCACTTCCTCGCGGTGCAGTTCATCCGCGCGCTCGCACGGCGCACACCGCTGGGAAGTCATGCCCACCACCAGCGTGCCGCAGCCCAGGCAGATACGACCGTCAGGCATCGCAACCCCGCGCGTCGGCCATGTCCTCCAGGTCGGCAACCTCGGCGCGCAGTATCGCCACGCGCTCGCGCAGGGCGTCCACCTCGTCCAGCAGCCATGCGATGTCAGCATCTTTCTGCTCAAACGCACGGACCAACGGTCGCGGCCCGTGGATCGTGATAGGCGCAGACTCACCTATCCGTGCGCGTATCTCTGCGATGCGGTCAGGCATACGTCACCGTCCGGCACCCGTCGCAGTAGTGCGCGCCCTCGGACGGCAGCCACATCAGCACCGCCCCGCAGTTCGGGCGGCGGCATGTGCGGCCGCTGTCCTGCGCCGACGTATCGCGCTCGGTGGCGCTACCGCGCTCACCGGCCAGCCGGTCGCGCCGGGCGGCAAGGATGCACCCCAGCACCTCACCGGGACCGGGCGGCGATGCAGGGCCACCATCATCCTGCTGCGCGCGCGCGGTTCTTATCAGCGTGTCCACGCCCGCATCCAGGTCGGATACCTCCAGCCGATCGGCATGCGCCATGATCGCCCGGCCTATCTCGTCCCGCATGGTGTCGCGCTTGCGCAGCGTAGGCCATACGCCCGCCACACGCTGGATGCAGTCACGCACCTGCACACGCGCCACCATCACGCCCGGGCCTCGCGGTACGCCTTGCGCCGACGCTTGTACGCAACGCAGGCGCATGTGTTCTTGCCGCAGGTGTATGCCGTCGGGCGGGCGGGGCTACCGCACACCACGCACCGAACTGAATCCCGCGCGCGCGCGAGTTCATAGATGGCATCGGCGTCATACGCAACGCGGTACACAGCGCGGCCGCCTTCGTACTGGAGCATGCGCCCATGCCGGTGCTGGCCCACCAGTCGGTATGTGTGCCCGACGCTGGTACCTAACACCCGCGCGCACTCGGTGATAGTCAGGAACGGACGGCGCACCATCGAACCCCCCTCCCACCCTGGGTTATCCCCAGCCGTGCGTCCGTTTACCGTCGCAGCACGTCCCGCGACCAATGCGCCGTCGTTGTCCTTCACCCGGCGCGCAGTCACCGGCCGCCGCCCAGTCCATTCGGGCAGCCGTTGGCCACCCCTCTAACGGACCCCACCGGCTGCGAACCGGCGTGCGGGGCACCGTAGCACACGGCCACCACTAGAAGGGGATATCGTCGGTAGCGTCCGGCACCGGCTGGACCGGGGCGGGCGCGATGGTCAGGTCGCCGGGCTGCGCGTCCTCGCGGCCGCGCGGTGCGCCCAGCAGTTGCACGTCATCGGCCAGCACTTCGATGGACTGACGCTTGCCGTCCTTCGATTCCCACTCCCGCCACGCCAGGCGGCCGGTGATGCCGATCCGGTCGCCCTTGTCCAGTAGCCCGGCCAGCGCCTCGGCCCTGCGGCCGAACGTGGTCACGTCCACATAGTTCGGCTGGTCCTCCCACACGTCGCGCACCTTGCGCTGCGTGGTGAAGGCCAGGCGGATTTTCAGCACGGATGATGTGCCGCTTGACTTCAGTTCCGGCGTGCGCGCGCAGCGCCCCACCAGGTTTACGGTGTTCATGTCAGCCGCCATTGTGTCCCTCCCCGGTCACGGCGTCGGTTTCCTCATGCCACAGGGACCAACGCAACGTCAGTACCCGCATGGCGGTTTCATCATCGCACGCTAGCGCATCGGCCAGCAGGCGCTCGCGGTCGGCCCGTAGGTCGGTGATCGGCAGCCCCGCGACGAACTGCCGCCACCCGATTATCTCCACGCACAGTTCCGGCATGACCTCCCAACCGTAGTGCGCCACCATGTGCCCGCTGAACCGCAGGCCGGTCGGCGTGTGCGTCCATACGTTGCGCGCCCCGTCGTGCGTCCATGACTTGCGACGCTCACGGCGACGGGGCACGCGCCTACCCATCACGACGCGGCCCGCAATGCGGGCAGGTGACGGGCATGAACGTTCCGAAGGCATCCGACCGCTGCCATAGCACCTGCTGGCCCCAGCACCAGGGGCATGTACGCGGCTCGCTTCGCATCCAGTCCCGCAGGGAATCCGCCCCGCGCTGATGCGTGGCCGTGCCTTCGGGGGACCATCCACGGGGGCACATGGTGTCGCCCATGCTAGTCCTGCCCCGCGACGGCATGGATTCCCTGCTGCCGGTCGGCCCATGCGATGCATAGCGCGTCGGCCACGTCCTGCCGCATGTCGTCCAGGCCGGGCACGGTGACGTAGGTGCGACCGCGCCGGATTATGTCGCCCGCGCACGCCCTTACCGCGTCCTTGCCCGCGATGCCCGACAGGTTGCACGCCCGCTTCCATTCGGCAGGCGTCGGCCGCCATAGCCCGGCCGTGTCGTAGCGGTAGGCCAGCACCCCGGCGACGACGCCCGCAGCGTTGGCCACAGCGAGCATGGACTGGACCCCGCGCCCACCGCCCACGCGCTCCACCGCGATTTGCACGGGCCGCACGTCGGCGCTGTCCAACTTGCCCGCCACGGTCTGCACCGCCATCACCGCCTCGGCCTCCAACTGCTGGCCGCGTGCGAACGGCACCCACCCGGCCGATGCCACGGCCCCGGTGTCCACCACTATGGCCGCGTAGCCCATGCCGGTGGTCTGCACGTCGCAGCCCAGGTAGCACGGACGGCGGCTCAGTTCGATCATGTCGCGCGTGGTCATTCCATCCCCTCGGTGAATAGTGACAGTTGAGCCAGGCGGTCAGCGATAATGCGCGCGTACTCGTCCTCCCGTTCGATGCCCACGGCGCGCACGCCCTCGGCACGGGCGGCGACGAGCGTGCTACCGCTACCGGCGAACGGGTCCAGCACTATGCCACCGGGAGGCGTCACCAGGCGCACGAGCCACCGCATCAGGTCCGTCGGCTTCACGGTCGGGTGAGTGTTATTCGCGCCGTTCGTAGAACGGTCGGCGCGGCTTGCCTTCGCGGTGTAGAAGAAGCGGGACGCGCCGCCCGTGTCGTCATGCCCTCGAACTGATGCGCCGTTGGTCGACCCATCGCCACCGTAAACGCTACCCGCGAACCCACAGTTTTTCGGGAGCGGCATTAGGGCTGACCGACTAGACGAAACTCCGCTCTGCGCGTCCAGCATCGCGGCGGCCTCCTCGTCGAAGGCCACGTTTGCGGGCCATCGGCCGCCCGGCGCGCTGCTCATCTCGCCGTTGCGGCCCTCGCCCGTCTTGTAGCCATAGACGAGGCCCGTCGGGCTATTGAGCGCGGGCTGCGGAACGCTCGGCACGTCGCCCGCGATCCGACACCCGTCAATGTTGAGCGCCCCCGTGCCGTGCTGCTGCACGTTCTCGGCCACGGTCCCGGCGAGCGGCTTACGCGCCACCACGCACGGCTCCCAGCCCGGCTTTAGCGCGGTTCCCCATCCCTGCCACTCGCGGGCGGCGTCGGTGGCGGGGGCGGTTGCAAGGATTGTTTCGTCGCGGCGGCCTAATCCTTTGCCCTCAAAGTCCGCGCCTTTGCCTGTATTGCCGCTAGGTCCGTTCGGGTATCGCTCGGCCCATCGCGGGTCAGGACCGACGACCTCGCGCTCGGCCCCGGCCGCTTTGTCTATCGCCTTCGATACGTCCAGCGATTTCGGGAACCCCGACCCGTAAAGCCACGAGAGGCAGTCCCGAATCTCGAAACCGGCGTCCTCAATCCCGCACGTCAGCCGGTGGAACGTGCGCGTGCCCCCGAACGCGAGCAGGTGCCCGCCGGGCTTCAGTACGCGCAGGGCTTCCAGCGCCCACGTTTCGCACCATTCCTGAAACCCTGCTCCGATCCCGAAGCGGATGCGGGACCGCGAGTAAGGGTTGCCGCCGTTGCCGTCCTGAAACCCACCGACAGATGCAGGTTCGTCTAGGACATCGCCGCGCCACGGCGCATCCCACTCCTTCCCCATGAACTCCAACCCATAGGGCGGGTCGCACACCACCGCGTCCACGCTGTCGGCGTCCATTTCGCGCATGACTTCCACGCAGTCCCCGACGTACAGCCGCACGTCGCCGTCGTCCAAGTACGGCGCGCGCAGCGTCATCGGTAGCCCACCCATGCCCGCAGCCGCGCCACCTCACGTTCCAGCAGCGCCGCGCGTGCCTGTGTTGCCAGGCGTACCGCGTGCGCGTGCCGGTACTGCGCTAGCGCCGCGTCACGTTCCGCGATCAGCGCCCGCATGTCGGCCACGGCCTCGCCACCGTTTAGGTAGTCACCGACATGCTCGGGCGTGCCGTCCAGCCGCATGCGGATGCGGTCGGCTGTGTCCTCGGTCATGCTGGCCGCCTTTCCCACTTGCACGATGGGCACGGGCTACCGGCAGCGATTAGGTCGGCGCACGCCGGGCACCGCATTAGGTCATCACCGGCCGCGACGTGACCGCGCACCGTGGGCAGCGTGTTGCAGCCGCAGGTGTCGCACGGTGTCGCCCAGCCGACGCGCTGCCAACAGGGGAACTCGCACGACCGATGGCAGCGGCAGCCCGTGGGCCGCGTCAGTATGTGGCCGGTCATGCGCCACCACATCCCCAGCCGGACCATCCGCGCGTGATGGGCCAGGCTGCGACGGCTACTGCTATCTGCTGCTGCGGTGTCGCGGTCGCGGGGTACGGGTAACCCGTGGCCCTCGCGCCGTATGCGTATGTGCTGCGGAACATGCCCAGCATGCCAATCCAACGTCCATGCGGAAAATGGCGCGGGTTTGCCCCTGTCTCGCACTCGGCCACGCGCCACGCCTTCGCATAGGTTCCCGGTCCACCGATGCGGTCCACGCGCTCGCGGATTTCCTGCGGCGTCGGATTCGGCGGCCACGGCAGCCGCGCACGGGCGGCAAGGCACGCGCCGCGCGACACCTTGCCGGGCGTTGCCTTGACCGGGTGCGCCGCACATGGGCGCGGGTTCTCGGCGGCCGCGACGGGGGCGAACCCTAGCGCCGCCCCCATCGCAATGGCCACCGCCAGGCGGTCCCGATGGCCCCGCAGCCTGGTGACGGGTGAAGGGAGCGACCGGGGCAGCCGCGCCCCGGTCTTTCCTGCCTCGCGCTCGGTTTCCTTACGCATCATGCCTAGCCCCTCCCGCCTGCCACGGCCAGCCACACCATGACGATGGCCAGCATGAGTATCAACAGCCCCAGCGGTTCCATTAGTCCATCCCCTCCCGTACGTCGTCGGCCAGCATTAGGTACGCACATGCATCTACGAGGTCATCGCGGTTAATCCTGCCGCTGGCGCGTACCAGTTTCATGCCCGCCAGCATCAGGGCCACGGTGTCGGCCGGGATGGTGTCCATGCCCAGCAGTTCCGCCCACACCGACCCGATGGCGGCCAGGTTGTCGGCGGCGTCCCCGTAGTCGGCCTGCCGGTCGCGGTATGCCATAAGCGCGGCGTCAGCACCTAGACGGGCACTCACGATGCCACCGCCTCGGTGCTGCCCTTCCACAAGGACCGGACCACGGCCACCGGCTCGCCCGTCAGCCGTGACACCACCTCCACCGCCTCGCGCTCGGTCAGCCCGATGTCAATGGCCCGGCGCACGCGCGCGGCGATGGTCGGCGGCCGGTAGTCGTTCACCGACGTGCCGCGCCGGGCGTACGTCCGACGACAGCGTGGGTGCCCACAGGTCACGCGGCGCGCGCTGGGGCTGGGGATAGGCTGCCCGCACACGGCGCACGGCCCGCCCATCACGTCGTCGCCCACAGGACGACGACCACCACCAGCGCCGCGATGATGCCCGCGCCCATGACGAACGCCGCGGCGTCCACGGCCTTACGCATCACACACCCCCATCATGCGCGCCAACTGGTGCCCAACGTATTCGGCCACCTGGGGGACCACGGCGTTACCTAGCGCGCGCAATCTGTCCACCCGGTTGGGAACCCCATCAGCCACTCTACCCACGTCGGGTTCAGGCGGCCATTGTCGTGACTTACGACCATGCTGAGATTGGCCTGTTTCCCCAGACGTATGCGGCGCTGTATAGCCGGTGTGGAAAGGTTGCCCCTGTCCCTGTTGTCCGATGCCTGCGGCGTAGGCCATAGGCACCTCACGGCTCGCACAGCATCCGGGACGCTGTTCCACTCCGCTTTGCCCGTCGGCCCCTTCCAATCCCGCGCCAGCGGCGTAGGCCATAGGCGTGGGGCACCATTCGCCTGCTGGGGATACGTTGGCAACTCCCGATTGGGCAGCGACAATGAAAACGCGGTCGCGGCGGTGGGGTGCGCCGACGGCTGCCGCCGGTATGCAATCCCACTCCGCATCGTACCCGCACGCGGCCAGTCCACCGATGACGTCATCGAATCCGGCAGTAAAGAGACCTGGGACGTTCTCCAGCAGCACGCCTCGGGGTCGTAGTGCGCGAATGATGTTCTCAACATGCGGCCACAGCCACCTCTCGTCGTCTTGTGCATTGCGCCGCCCGGCGTAACTGACCGGCTGGCATGGGAACCCTGCGGTAATCACGTCCACGCGTTCCACATCATCCGGCAGGTTCGTAGCGTCATCGTAGATAGGCACGCCCGGCCAATGCTTCGCCAGCACGCGCTGGCAATACTCGTCGCGCTCGCACATCCATGCAACGCGGAACCCAGCGCGCTCCAAGCCCAGGTCTATGCCCCCGATGCCGGTAAACAGGGAACCGACGCTGGGGCTAGTCAGCATCACGCGGCACGATGGTCAGGGACGGCGTGGGCTGAGGCTCGTACACGATGGCCTCAAAGGGGACACCGTGGGCGGCAAGCGCGGCGGCGTTGGCCCGCAGGTCGGACACCTTCGGCCGCGTCCACGTCGTGACCTGTTCGGTGAGGCCCAGCCCGGCGATGGCCTCGCGGTACTTTTCCAGCCCGTCCTCGCGCACGCGCATGGATGGCCGACGCGCGGGCGGGGCCATGACGACCCAGCCCAGCGGCCCGGCGTCCACGGCCTCGCCCATTGTCATGGTGGCCACCAGGCTGCCGCGCAGTTCATCCGCGCGCCGTGTCAGGCGGGCCAGTTCGTCCTCGGCCTCCAGCCGCGCCAGTTCCACCTGTGCGAACTCGCGCGCCATGCGCTCGCGGTCGTCGCTACTCATGCGTTCCCTCCAGCCTCGTTCATGCGCCGGATAGCGGCCAGCGCCTCGCCCAGCGTGTCGTGGTATTCGACGGCAGCCCCGCCGCCACCCGTCAGTACCCAGCCGCCACCGTGCGACTGCCGCACCGTGTAGCCCTCGCGCGCCTGCGGGTTGTAGGTCGCGGCTGCCGTCCGGTTGTCGGTGATGCGCGGGTACATGGCCCGCGATGCCGCACGGCGCTGCGCGTAGTAGTCGCTCACGCGGCCACCGCCACGCGCTCCGCGCGCAGCGCGTCAGCGCCATGCTGTTCGATGTAAGCCACCATGCGCTGGGAAAACTGCTCCGCGCTTGCCAGCGACGTGGCGCGGCCAACGTTCACCACTTCGCCGTCCACCATGACGGTCATGCTGAACAGGCGGGCGTCGTTCTCGTCGTTCGTAATCTCAACGGTGATTTCCATTTTCCTGCCCCTTCGGTTCGGCGTTATTGCCATGCCGCGAATGTACGCCCGCCCCCCGCTGGTGTCTAGGGCTACGGACACCACGGGCCTACGACTTGCCCGCATTTTGCGGGTTTTCTGTGCCGAACGCTGCCGTAATCGCGGCCTTCGCGCGGTCGAACGTCCCCGCGTCCGTGAGGGCTGCGCGGTCTGCGATGCCTTCGGCCTTCAGCGCGGCGGCTACGTCGGCCATCGTCGCATCACCACCGGCCGCCAGGTGCAGCGCCTTCAGTTCGGCGGTGCCGGGCGCGATCACCGGGTCAGCGGCGGGCAGGTCGGTGCTACTGCGCGGCTGCTTTGCGGCTTTGCGGCGCTGCGGCTTCGCGGCCTCGGTGTCGCTGCGGTCAGCCTTTGACCACAGGCCACCGGCTACCCCGAACCTCATCGCGCCATTGCGCAGGGCGTCCCCGATCAACTCTTTTACGGCGTCACGCTTGCCCGGCTCGCACGACCCGTAGGCCGGGCGCTCCACGCCGCACACCTGTATCCAAATCCACATGCCCACCGGCCGCCCGTGTTCGTCGCGGTCCAGCACCGGCAGCCCGTTGTCGTCGGTGGCCATCGGCGTCCACGTCCAGCACGGGTCGGCCTCTATCAGGGCGCGCGTGGTGTCGGCGTGCCCCAGGTACGACAACTGCACGCCGCCCTTCGGCAGCGTGGCGATCAGTTCGGCGGGCGGCTGCCACCAGTCGCGGGCCAGCGCGGTCAGCGCCGCCACCTGGTAGTCCCAATCCGGCTGCGCGGGCGGCACGGGCGGCATGGATGCCCCCGGCGTTGCGTTCTCGTCCTCCACTACTTCCTCCCCATGTTGTCCAGCGCCGTAAGCCCGGCGCGGGTGATGATGCACACGCGCTGCGATTCCCCCGCGCGGCTTGTGCGTGTCTCGTCGGTGGCGCGGATGAACCCACCGGCCAGCAGTTCCCCGCACCGCTTCCAGTAGCAGCAGCCGGGGGCCTCGGCCAGGCCGGTGACCACCCC